TTATCTATAATCCATTGGTTAGCTGAATTTTCAAAATATTCTTTATCTAATGAATCAGATACATTTACTAGAAAATTCTTTTGAGTTAATAAAGCACCAATTACTTTAGTCTGAAAATTAGAACCGTACTTGCTTAAGTTCGAGAGTGTAGTCATATAACCTATTTATTTTTTATAATTTAATTAAAACTATTAAGATAGCCAAAAGTATTTTGAAGCCATCCTTCAACATTAGGTATAGAATCACCTAATTTATCATTTACATATAGTTGATGAAACAAATATGTATTCAATTCATAACTGTTGTTAAAAGCGCTTTTCACTAATTGTTTATTATCAGGCGATATAAAATGCCCATTTAAATTCATTAGTTGTTCATTAATTGATAGTTGATGTCTTCGTTCAACTACTGAAAAATATAATTTATTAGAGTCTATATTGTCTGCTGCTTTTAAAATGATATCATCTAATAATATTCTTTTATTTTCTAATAATTCAGGAAATAATTTTTTAATTTTTACTGGTCCTAAACCATCAATTCCAGGAATATTATCTGATTTATCACCCATTAATACTTTATAATTAAGAAAATTAGTACTATTAATACCATACTCATTTAGTATGTCTTTAGGAGTATAAATTTTCTTTTTAGTGGGTGAATATACGCTTACTTTATCTGTTACTAATTGTAGAAAATCTTGATCAGCAGACATTATGTTTACTTCTTTAGTTTCATCAAATTTTTCAAACTGATTTGATAAATACCCAATAATATCGTCTGCTTCTAACCCATCAATACTAACTATTGTAGTAGGAGTACATTTAAGGTATTGTATTAATCGTTCTACTTGATTTTTAATACTTTCTAATTCTTCGTCTTTTGATTTGAATATAGAGTAATTAGTAATACGATTAGCGTTTCTATTGGCTTTATAAGCCGGAAATAAGTTTTTTCTAGCACTAGAACCATTAGCACCATCAAATATAATAATTACTTTAGTTGGGTTAAGCATTTTAATAGCATAACCTACAGATTTTAAAAACCCCGTTAACCCGCCGATATGATAACCTTCGGGATTAACGTGGTTTATAGCTGTAAATGATCTAAGAAAACAATTTAAACCATCTATTAATAATATTGAATTTAATGCTGTACGTTGGTCTGGCTGAATACTTGAAATTAATTCGGAGTATTTGTTTTCTACCATGTTTTATTCTTCATCTAATAAAGGTATATTTTGAAAGTCTTCTTCCCATTCACTAGCATCGATTTTAATTTCAATTTCACCTGATTGGCCTAATATAACAGCCCATTCATTACTATGATCTTTTTTGTATTTTTCAATAGCTTTTGGATCGTCTTCAATAAAACCATGTGGTGTCATTACAACAGTAGCTTTACTAGTAATACCAGTTACGTGATTTTTATCACAACTAACTTTAGTACGAGTAGCAAATTCAACTTCTTTTTTATTTTTGGTTGCTTTAATTTTACTTACACCCGAATTAGTAACATTACCAAATGTTAATACTAAAGAGGCATCATAAAACATAGTATCACCACCTTTATTACGCATTTTTGGTTGACTAAATTTAGTCTCTGCTGGTGATACCCATACTTTATTAATAGCTACTAAAGTGTTAGTATATGGTTGATTTTCTTTACGAGATAATGTAATTTGTTGATTGATAAAGTTACCAAACTGTTGACTATAAGCACCAGCATTCCATTGAGCATTATTATTTTTAGCTTCAATACTCATTTTACAAGGAATAGAACCAATACTATCTATTAAAAATAATAAATTATAAGGTAATTTACCTTTAGCTTGCTCATCTAATAAGTCAGCAATAAATCCTGACATGTCTTCAATACTTTTTAATGAATCCCTATCAGCATATAAGAAGAAACCTTTATAATCTATAACTTCACCTGTTTCTTCATCAACAACATCTTCCATTTGAAAACCTAATTTTCTAGGAAAATCCCAATCATGTTTCATCTCAGTAATGATATATACAGGTAGTATATTCATTTTTTGACCGTTAGCTGCTATTTCAGCTAATGTTGTTGATTTACCTGTGTTTGAATGTCCTCTAAGTAATGTTATACCACCCAAAGGAATTCCAGATATCCCCAACGCATCTTGCAGCGCTGGGGAAAATGGAATCCATTGTTGTGACTTAAACTTAACACTTTTATTTAAAAATTTAGATTTTTTAAAAGCATCAATATCAAAGGACTTTTTTAGAGACTCAGATACTACCTGAGATAAACTGTCTTTTTTAGCCATTTTTAATTATTCGTTAAATAATGAGTCAAACTTGTCGGTTACGTTTGATTTAGTTTTAACCTCTAACGTATAAGGTTTATTCATTTCTTTAAGAAATTCATCTCCTTCTTCAGTTTCAGTTTCAGTTTCTTCTGATGTTTCAGCTGAATCTGATGGTGTTAACCAATTTTGGAGAATATCTTTTAAAGTATCAAAATCATGTTTTTTATTAATAGCCAAAATATCTGGTTGTTCTTCTAATGCTTGTTTTACAATATTAGCATCATCAGAAATTGGAGATGTTTTTGGTTTAATACGAAGATTACATTTAACTACTTTTTTACCCATCATTACTTCTTCAACAGCTTCAACTGTAAAGTCACGTCCGTCTGTAATGTTTGTAAAATCACCATAATCTTCATCAGAAGCAATACCCATTAGTTGATCATTTACTAATTTACCTACTTCCCACAAACGAACACCTAAATTTTCTTCACCACGTACTAATACAGGAGCAAAATAACGAGTTTTAGGTGATACTTTGTTTGCTAATTGCCAATCATCTTTGTCTGCTGATTTGCGTAATTTTTTAGCAAAATCAACGATTGGATCTTCTTCACCCCAATTTGTTAAAGCAATAATAGGTCCTTTACTAAATCCATAATGCATATGAATTTCACGTAATGGCCACTCATTCCTAAATTTGTTTGGAACAATACGAATTTGATACTTACCTGGTTTTGGTTTCCAGAAAATTTTACTGTAATCTACTTTTTCACGATTACCTTTGTTAGCGCTCTCGGCTAACTTTTGTTTTACAAAACTTAAATCCATTTTTATAACTATTTAATTGTTTAATATTTAAAGATAATAATCTTTATATTGTAAGCCAAATTTATTTCTTAAAATCTTTAAGTTTATTATAAACTTTAAGTTTAGAAATATAATCTTTAGCTTTATTATATTCGTTTTTAAAATATTTTTTATTACCATCTTCAGGTAATTTACTAAGAATATCTTGAAAATCCTTATCTATAGTTTCTTGACTTACTTCTTTAAGAAGATTTGTTAATTTTATCATGATTTGTTTCCCATTAATACACCACCAATTGATGTTGCTTCTATAGCAAGACGATTAATTTCGTCTTCATCTAAATTTTTTAATTCTTTAGTATAATCAACGCCCAAAACACCAATAAACCTATCTTCAATATTTCTGATAGCAAATAAATATGAACTTTTACATTCTGTTTCTTCAGCAATATGTTTTAAACCATATGTAGCTATTTTAATATCGTTAAAATCAGGAATAATAATAATACTATCCTCACTTAAAACACTCATTGATTTATTAAAAAGACTGACTGGTATATTTTGAAAAGACATTTTTTGTGAAGAAACACCAATTGCAACTGATTCATAAAACATGCTAAATTTTTGTATTGATTTACCTGTAGGGTAAAAATTTCCACCATTATGAAATTGAGTAATCCATACTCGATCAGCTTCATGGTCCTCTTTAATTTTTTCTATTTTATTTTCTACTAAAATATTAGTTTGTAACGATTCTTTAATTAAATCTTTATTTTGTTTTTTAGCAGTATGTAATTGAATAAAATGTACTATTATAGGACCTACTATACTTGTTAAACCTGCACTAATCAGAGCAATAACAGTAGGCGGCATAGAAGATGGTATCATAGAATATATTAGTATAAAATTATAGATTAATTAACTAGTAATAAATATTAAGAGTTTATTGCAACTTTAAGTTTATTTATATATTCTTTCAAATCTTCTATGATTTTTGTATTATCTACAACACCTCCCGTCCATTCTTCAATATCTCCAGCTTCAGTCACAAATTCTTCTTTATTAGTATCTAACATTAATTCTAATAAAAATGATTCTAATTCCTTAATATAGGTCTTTATACCAGAAACCATCATATTACGTTGATATTCTTCAAATTTCCCATCACGTTTTAATTCTGTTTCCATTTTAATGACACAATCAAAACATTTACCGTGAATAGGCCACATTGTTTTATTAATAGCATAGTTAGACATAGGAGTATTACAACTAGGACATACAATAGGTAACATTATCGATTTTTTTAATTTATCAAATCGTGTTATTGTTTGTTTTAACCCGTTTTTAATTGTCCATTGTTTGCCATCTTCTTCCCATACATCTCCTTCTACGTGTTTTATTTGTGTTTTAGTATAACCTGTTTGTGTAGATACTTTGTCTGTATATTTTTTAGAAATGATATTACGCATGCGCTGTACATCTCTAGACTTAAAGTCCTTCTGCAACATTGATTCGTTCATAAACTATTTTATTTTGTAAGATTTATTATCTTATGTATTGATGTATCTAAACGGCGTACATCGGGTCCCTGAGTAAGTAATATACAATTTTTATATTGACTCCAATCGATTATAAAACTTTTATCTAAAAAACCATTATTTAATGATCTAATAAGATTATTTAGAGCATTTATTGTATATAATGTATTACTTTCTTTTTTACGATGTAGTAATACAGTATTTGGTAATTGGAAGTCTGAGAAATTACCTGTATCAATATTATAAGTACAAATTAATTCAGAACTTTGTTCTGAACTAAGGATAAATATTTTTCCGTAAGTAATATCATAACGGTTATTTATGTTAAATATAGTATTATCTAATTCTTCCGGAGCTGTAAAAGTGCAAAATAATTTATTAGCCATATTCTCGGATGATGTAAATCCATTGTCGATAAATATGTCAGAATTATTAATAAATGATGTTTGTAGCATTATATAGTAGTTAAATTGTTATATGTTGTACCTTTTTTAATATTTACTGGGTATTTTAATATTTTTATTATGTCTTGTAATATTTTTTCATTTTTATCATAATCTAATAACTCTTCTAACAATTCCACATTAGTAGATGTTTCTTTACTCTGAATTATATAATTAAATAATTTATATGGAGTAATATTTGGTAATTCTTCTTTATAAAATATTTTATTTTTTGTGGCAATTCTACCATTATATTGAAATTCATCCCACATTCCATCAACATATGTTACTATATCTTTAAAAAATGGTTTATTTTGATATTCATTCCAAACTCCACCATATATTTGTTTAAACGTTAATTCTTTTGCTTTATCTTTAGTTACATTTAATAATTCACCTAAAACATCATATGTGTTTTTATCTTTAGGAAAATCAAATCCTATTAACTCAGCAATTAATCGTGGGTGATATCCTTGAAAATCTAACTCAACAAATAAATTATTTTCTGGTATATAACATTCTCTTTCATTAGTATCTTTATTTAAAGCAGCAAAATTAATATTATTAAATGAATTAGAAGGACGTGATGTCAATGTATTTAAATTATATTTAGTTAACGCTTTACTGCGATATAAATTAAGTTCAGGATAAATTAACGAAGTGCTATAATGCTTAATAAACGCGTTTTTATCCAATTTTAAACCATTTTTTTCAATTTGATAAAATACATTGGTCGTATTAATATTATTAAAATTAAATATATTTAATGATTCTTCAAATATTAAATCAAATTGATTAATTATATCAACAATATTATTATATATTAATTCACTTTCTTCATAATGTTTACTTATTGGTATAAGACAATTTACGTT